TTTTTACTGGGTTTTTAAAAAGGTTGCTAATCCAACTCATTTCTTGCCTCCAAACTCAATAACGCCCCAGTGCGTATTTTGTTTGTAATTGGGCATACCTTTTGCCGCAGTCTTTATTCCCTCATCTGCAAACATCAACTCTTTAAATCCCATCCTTTGCGCGGCTTCTATGGCGATCTTGGAGTTCTTTATGTACAAAGGTTTTATATCGGCGTTGTAGGATGTCATCATCCCCTTTTCACCCTCCATTGCAATAATGGTAAATAGGGTATTGTTTTCTTGCAGCCTAATAAGAGATGGGTTTTTCATTTCACCCAAGTAAACGGTGTAAAGAATGCGCTGGGGAGAAACGCCTACACCCTTTTTCATTTTCTTTTGCACAACCTTTAACCCAACGGGATCGTTGTGGGCGGCAATATACAAAATGTCCGCCGGGGGCAGTTTCTTCTTTGCGCTGCTGATAAAGTTTACTTGCGTCATGCTGGTAGCGCCGATACAAAAGATAAAGTAGCCACTACAGACTGAGTTGATGGCTTAGTTGGAGAACCAGAAGCGGTATAGTATTGGATGCTTACATTGGCATTAGTGGTAGACCAATAAATTTGTACATAGTCGTTTGCCGCCATAGATAAAAAGTAGTTCCAGCCATAAATAGCATGGAATGGATCTCCGGGGTTTTTTCTAGCAGGCATGCCAACTAAACCTGTAGAGCCAGTAATGTCGGCAGATGAACCACCATCATTACCCTGTTTTAGCCAAATAAATACATCTTGTGGTGCATTGTTTGAGTTTTCTAACTGGACACTAAACTGCAAGTTGTATATACCAGCGTTTACCACTGTAATCTTAGATGAGCTAATGGATACGGCGTTAGAAAAGTCCGTTGTATTGAGCGTCATCAACGTGGCTGTATTAGCCGTGGTAGTTTGACTTTGGCTGCTAGAGAAAGCCCCATAAGGAAATCTTAACGATGCAATATCGGAAGCATTTAACTGATTAATAATGCTGTTTAGCCGATTAAAAAACAAACGCAACACGTTGTTGAGTTGGTCTTGGTATTGAGAGTTGTAATCGTTTGGTGCCAAAGGCAAGTTTGGCGGCGCAATTCGTTCTAACTCATAGTCAGAAGTAACAATATATGTCACGAATTACCCCTTGCACCGTCTGTTTTAATATCAAAACGAGGTGAGCCTAGCTGCCACTGAGTTCCCAATGTATTGCAATCAACTTGGAAAATCATCTGGCGACCACGCACTCTAATAAACACCTGTCCAGTGAACTCCTCAATAGGCGCAGTAGCAATCCTTTGAACAGACGCATAACTACTACCGCCAACAGACCTTGGGTCGTTTGCTCCAGAACCAGAGTTCTGCATTGGGATTATTGTCATAGTGACCTGTGGGGTTGCATCCCCAGTAGATCCTCTGAATGTAATGTCTGGCATGACGCGGCGGATGAAGCCAAACTTATCCCCGTCATCTATATCAAACTCAGAAGAACCAATGGTTGATACGATGGCTGTTGGGGTGGCTGTGGAGTTGTCATCGTTTCCATCTTCATGGTAAACAATGTTGTTGATGTAAGTGGCGGCCATAGGGTAAGTCCTAAGACCTGAGTCTAGCCATGCTGTACGCCCCATAGTGCCGTAGTACCAAACGCCTTCACCGTTAAGTTCTGTGTAGTTGTAAACCACATAACGATCTATAACCGTGGATCCAGCCGAGCAATAGAACCACCAGACTTCGTTAAAGCCTTCGTTTGTACCCGCAAACACTTGCTGGGCTTGGTCTTGGTTAATGTCGCCAAAGATAAATTGGCGCAGATCGCACCGCAAGGTCTGGGTTCTACCATCATATTTATAGAACTTATCCACACCCATCCAGTACACCACGCCAGAAGCGATGATGGCTGAACTTTGGCTCATTATGGAAATGTTATCGCCTAGTAACTGAGAACCCCAGTATGCTGGCGCACCAAGGAACTGCATGGAGTACACAGAAGAATCAGTGAATACCACAATCTCCTGACGGGTTTGGACTGCGGTAACAATTCTTGACCCATGAGATAACTTCAAGCTGCCCGCAGAGTTAGTGGCTGCGGGAGTCCAGACTAAAGGATTTTCCTGATCAGACCAGCGAATCAACATCGGATCCATCGTGCTTGATCCGTAGTCATTGGTTCCAAAGACAATCGTATACCTAGATGAGTCAGATATAAGCAAGTAATTTTGAACTACAGGTGCGTTTGTTTCTGTTACGTCAACTAAGTCAACAACGTTTTTGCCTCGTATGTTTAAACCTAGCGCTGCATCCCAGTAATACAACCCGCCACCTATTGGGCCAAAAATCAAATTCTGACCAAAGTTCATTTGGTTCCAAATCTGCAAAGCGCTAGAAGCAGAGCCTGTTGTTCCTCTACCCCATAGACCCCTACCCCATAATCCTGCACCCCAGCCTACGCGGGGAACTTGTATAGCGTATCCAGCATTGACTTGATAAGCAGCCACTACCGCAGCGCCACCATTTCCAGTATCGGATGCGTTGGATGTAACCGTCACCCCGCTGGTGTTCTTGGCGGTGATGGTATAGGTATTGGCAGTAAGAATACTTGTTATCTGATATTCCTGATTTAACACCGCAGCGGTAATGTTTCCACCCAGACTTGCCGCACCAGAGAAGGTAACAAAACTGTTAGCCGTTGCGCCGTGCGCCGCATTTGTAACAGTTATTGTTGAGCTATAAGGAACCGTAGTGACGGCACTAAAGGTGACAGCCCCTGCTACGGTAGTTTTTCTAATGGGGGTAACGTCATAATAAGCGCCACCGTTTTCTATGTAGAACTTTAAGTTTGTTCCAACGCCAAGGTAATTCTTGTTGTCTAAAGTTACCCAGTTCCACAAAGAACGGCAGATGCCAAGGAAAGTATTGGAAGATATGCGTGTCCACCCGCCAATCTTCTCAGGCGTTCCTTGGCGAAATCTAACCTTGTCCGACTCGTACCAACCATTCTCATTGGTGTACCGAGTGTTTTCTTTGTTGACTCCGGGTTTAAACGTTAGTTTCTTTAATGGCATTTTTTATCCTAAGAACAAAGCCCGCTCGTCTTTACGGCGATTCTCTAGCCCTTTGAGTATTTTCCCACCAGCCTTGCAATACTTCAAGAGTTCTTGTGCCGCCCCCTCCATATCGCCCCTAAGAACCTTCTGACGGAGGGTGCTTCGCTGTAGTGTCCCCAAGCCAACATTAAAGCTAAAAGATACAAGAGCATCGAACTGACCTCCGGTAAGCTGTACAGGGCAGAATAGAACCACACCTCGCTCAAAACGAGCCAAATCTGATTTAAGAATTGCATTGACTTCTTCCATGCTGAATGTGCGGTTGTCTGCGTCTTTGAGGGGGAACCCATCCCTATCCTCTATCTTCATCTTGCCCTGCTCTGGGTATAGAACATGACCAACCCCCACCGTCCACAGCTTGGCTGGACAGCGGTAAGGCTTCTGACGCACCCCTTCATGGTGCTTGATCATCTCAATGGCCTTGTCAGAAACGTTCATTTCTTACCAAATGCTTGTGTACCAAACCAGAACGACACCACAGATGCCCAAATAATCTGCGTCTCGTTATCCCACAGCAGGTCTAATGCCACATCGAATGGCACTTCCTTGTGATAAGCAAACCAGAAACCAAAGATCTCTACAAAGGCAAACAAGATAAACATGCCGTAGGTTATGGCAGGACGCACCATAGCGCGGGCGTTGGTTACCCACTGGCTGGCTCCTTGACCAATGGCAATATCGTGAGCATACAGGGCTTGACGTTCTTGCATAGCGGTCTGGGTGTTAGTCACTTCAGCGTTGATTTGGATCTGTTCGGTCTGGATATGCTCAATGCGTTCCTGTGCTTCTAGCCCAGCCTTCTTCAAGGTTAACTCACGCTCAGTCTGCATCTGTGCCAAGGCTAGTTCATGTTTCTTGTCGGCACGGTCTTGGAAGAAGTCCATCAGTTTTGGTAACCCGCCCATCAGGAAAGACAGTAGGGTTGAGAATAGTGTCATCATTTGCTTTCCTTTAGTTCACGTTTAAGTTTGCGTAACTCTTTCATTTCCTGTTTAAGCTGGGCTTTCATATATAGGGTTTCCACATATGCCATTGATGTAACTCCTACAACAACGCATATTGCCACCCCTATTAGAACCCACCAGACAAGTTTCGTAGTTGCCACATCATCCATCCAAAAAACATAGATATAAACACAACCGCAACCCCGCTACTTATCAGCCCAATCAACTCAATCTCTTCTTGTTCTTGCTTCCATCTTGCCAACCTAGTCCTGCGAATCATCTCAGACCTTGCCCACGCTTGCTCTTGTTCAATCTTGTTATACATCTTTAGAAATCTGTTGTACAAGTCTTTCAACTCAGGCGGTGCATACACCATTGCCTCACGGGTCTGCTCCATCAACTTCTCCATCTGCAACTCAATCAAAGCCCGCTCTATGGCTTTCTTTGATGTGTTTTGCGTTGGGTCATAGTTGGTCTTTGATGTCTCCTCTAGTTCAAGGTAGCAGTTTGTAATCTGTTGCTGTGTGTCAAATAACACCCCGATGTTTGCCCCAATCTCGCTGATGAGCTTGAGTTCAAGTTCTTCGTAAGACTGTTGTTGCTTGGCTGTTTTGGCTTTCGCTTTTGCCACAGGCTTGGCTTCGGTTGGCTCTGCTCGTTTAAACAGTCCAATGAACCAATCAAATATTCCCTTGATAGCTTTAACATCGCTAATGACTCCCTCGACAGTTTTCTTGGCTCCTTCAAGCTCCATGCGTCCATCGTGGAGCATGTTGCATCCCTGCTTGATGAAGCCAACGGCAGTTTGGGCTGCCATGAGGAGGGTGAATGGATCCACATGCGATTACTTCATTTGATACAAGGATGAAATTGTCTCAGTAGCATCAGAAATCGTTGCACTTGTTGTTGATTG